AATAATGGAACTCCATTATGAGTAGATCCACCATAACCAGAACCACCAGTAGTACTTCCTATACCAGCATTTGCAGCAGATAGTTTATTAATTGGACCACCAATTTGTTCAATAAGACCTGTTGCATCCACAGAAACTGCAGGAGATCCTGATGCAGAAGCAGACACTTCTCTTCCAGTGGTTAGAATATTCAATAAATTTGCATTATCATTAAGAGTAATACCAACTTTTAATTTTCTTGGGAATGTTTCTATAGCATTCGTACCAGTCTTAAAGTTGACATTTTTATACTCTAGAGAAGGATTGTATAGTGTTAATGTTCCATTTCTACCTGATGTTTCAAAATTACATTGATATAATGTAAATTTAAGATCTTCAAATTGGCTAGGAGTCCATATAGTCGCATTCTGAGACTTAAATAAACTTCCTCCAATATACTGATCTCCAATGATAGATTGACTTGCTGCATCAAGATTTCTAGTCTCAATAGTAGGTTCGCCCATTCTAGAACACCAAACTTTATAAGCATTACTAGAACCTGCTCTAAGAACTAAAGCATATTCAGTATTTGGTTCCAAATAAACAGGTGATGGAAATTTAATATTAGTTGCTATGGAAGCATCTAAAGAAGTTTTAATGATAGAAGTTCCAGAAGAATCTAATTCTTGAGGATCTAATTGAATCTGAGAATACCCCTGCAATACTTGATTTGTTGGGGTTCCAAGTTCAACAGTTACTATTTCACAAGTTATTGGTTGGAATTCATCCTTCTCTGCAAAATATACATCTACAGATGATACAAACATTCCATCATTACCAGTAGTAAATGACTGAGCCAATGGGTCATCATGTGGAGGTGGTGGAGGCGGAATACGTACCACCACTGGCGTTCTATCAACAATTCTTATAGTACCAGTGGTATGATATTCTGCTTCTCCTTGAGTAACAGTTCCTCCACTATCAACAGGAGATATATCTTGATTAGTACTAGATGATGTTAATCTAAATGTACAAGTACCATTAGGAAATCTTAATGGTGGTGGTGGATCTAAATTAGGTTCTCTAATAAAGAATGATCCAGATAAAGCACCAAATTCATCAGAAATTAATTGAACTGGACTTCCTGTATTTACTGAATAATCTAAAACTGCTGTTGCCCCACTTTCTTCTCCTTTAAATCGCATTGTTGTAGAAATTCTTCCATGAAAATCTCCTTGAGCATCTTCACATAATGATGCAATATCTACATTTAATATTGTAGATGATTCGGTATATACTGATGGTATATCCACTGTTGGATCATATGGATTAGCTTTATATCCCCCACCACTAGGAACTGAATCATAAGCACCTGTTTTATGATTTGGTTGTGCAGCTCTAAATGTAATATTAGGAACAGTAGAACTATTAATACCATAACCTCTAACAGTTTCACCAATTTTAAATGATCCAGAGACCATAGTTATTTTTATTAATTTTGGAACTATGTCAATACCACTTCTTCCATCAAAAAATGGATAATACCTTACTTTTGGTTTCAAACCAACAGCATGGAAACCAACATTTCTAGATCTTATATGATCATCTGGTCTTGTTCCAATAAGTATATCATCAGGATCTAATTCTCCATTATAATCTCCCCATATAACTCTTGTCTCACGTATTATAGAAGGAACAGTTCTAGTCCAATTGTCAGATTGTGGAGTTAGTTGAATATCGCAAGTATATCTAACAACTGTAAATGGGTTTACATTCTCTATATGACTTGCAAAGGCATTCTTAATAGATTCCTCTTCAGTATATTTTAATGTTACTAACTCACCTGTTTTTTGTACATTTAAATCTAGCAAATCTAGATTTTGAGAAAAATCACATGTACCAACATCATATAATTCTGCAACACCTAATTCTGGTTTAAAAGTAGCTCTATCTATAGGAACAAGCATTTCTTGTTTTGAAGGATCAATATCTACTTTATGATCTGGATTATTAAAATCCATTCTAGAAGCATCTTTAAAATCATCTACAAAGAAACCAGTTTTAAATCTATCAAAACCATCAGCATCTTGAACTTGGAAAGATTTAGTATCCAATTCTAGTAAAGATAGACTTGTTACTGTCTCTAAATTACTTAATCTATCATCTAACTTTCCAATATCTCTCATTGTATATCTTTTATTATCAATAAGAGTTATTTTTGCATCTTTAACATCATACAGATATGCAGGAAGATGAATTGATGCAATATGCATTGCATCATCAATTAATTCTGGTTCTCTAGGATTTAATGACGAAACACCCTTTATTAATGAGAATTTTCCACTCTTATTTCCATCATTATCCTGTTGTAAACCAAGAATTAATTTGTCAATTCTTGGTAGATAATAACTAAGACCAATTTCTGATGTTTCTTCAGTTGATACAACTAAAGATGGTGTAGTTCCATATCCACTTACAAAATCTCTACTTGTCCATGCAAATGGAGATTTTTCAATAAAATCAAATTCTGGTACTCTAGGTCTAAAATCAAGAGTATCAGTTGCTCTTATACCATTTGCTAATATTGGAACATCTTTAGAATATCTATCTTTACTATATGAATTTACAGTAAATACATCTCCAGTATCATCAGTAGGTACTTTATAATAATCATAAACTATTAATATCTTTTTAGTTGGTGCAGGACGATTTCCTATTCTAACTATTCTAGAATAATCACAATATTGTTCTCTATTACCACTATCTAAAGTATAATTATTTGTAATATTTAAATTATTACCTAAAGATATTGATTGTAATGTAGTACTAATATTAGATTCCTGGAAAGTAACTATTTCATTTGTAGTAAAAGAATTACTATTTAAATATACAATTTCTACTTCTGTTGGAGATGGTACATTTACAACTTGAGCAATTGCAGTAGTATCACTTCCTATAATTTTTTCACCAATAACTACATTTGTATCTAATGCTAATCCTGATACAAATCCCAATTTATCTAGAGTTGGATTTGAAGTATTTTTAGACTCAAAAATACCAACAATTTTATATACATCAGGTACATTTAAAGATATTTCTTTATCTTCTACCCTTAAACCATAATATCTATTTGTTGATAATCCAGTAATACTAGTTGATATTCCAGAACTTGATTTATCAATTATAAGTTGATTACTTCTATTAAATTGTTTTACTTTCTCTTTAATAATCTGTTTTTCAACTGTTACATTAACAGTAATATTATTATTTTGACCCTGTCTTAATCCTTCAATTTGTATATCAGTAAATCCATTTAAGAATGTAACTTGATCACTAGTTAATGGTTCTATAGTTCCATCAGAATAAATTATAGAGTATTTTTCAGTATCAAAATCAGTAAATAAACAACTAGTTATACCTGTAATATTTGATACAGATGCTGTTAATTTTCCAGTATTATCTGTACTTTCATCTTTAATTTGAGTAGTAACTGCTAATTCAGAATTTGATAAATCTAAATTTGAAACATTAGGAATATCAATAGGACTATAAAGACCTCCTGTTTGACTATTAAGTATTTCTGGAACTACAATACTTATACCACTACCTGTAGCTACTCCAACAAAACCAGTACATACTCCTACAACACTACCAATACCAGAAACAGCGATTTCGCTTAAATCTGCAGAAATTGCTGTAACTCTATTGAAATTTGCGGATGTACTAAATTTAGTAGGTGCTGAAAAATCTCCAGACTGATATTTAACTATTGATCCTACTTTAAGTCCAGTAAAAGTATTACCACTAGATTTAATTGTTCCTGCCATGTCGGTTCCATCAGGAGCGACTTCAATACTACCAGTAAATAATGGTACCTCTTTTAATACAGTATCTGCTGTAAAATCCTTTTTAAGTCCAAGAGAAGTACTATCTTGATATACTGATTTTATATCTCTAGCACCATAAACAGTGATACTATCCACAGTTCTAGAATATTCATCAGTTTCATTAATCAATACTTTCTCACCACTAATAAAGTTTCCTGATGTTTGAGAAAGTGTAACTACACTACCAGATCTTGAAACAACATATCCACTTGCACCACTATTTTCACCTCTAATAAATGTACTAACAGGGCATTCAGTAAGTGTTAATGCAAGATTTAACTGCAATTTTGTATATGTTTGTATATCAAATAATCTTAAATCCCATTCACTAGCACTATTAACATATGGAGTATTTCTTAATCCAAATGAATATACTCTTGCTTGACCAATCTCAACAGCATTAGTAGGTGCACTATTTAGAACTCCTGTAGATTTTCTTAGATCATATAATTTAACAATATTATTATTAGAATGAGAAACTTCTATTAAGGGAGTTCCTGAAACATTGTTAACTCTAATTAGAGTTCCCATATCAAATTTAATTTTTGACTTTCCTATTGTTTCAGTATCTCTTGATTTTGATACATCTACAATCGTAGTTCCTGTTCTATCAACCCTATATCCTTTAATATATGCTTTACCAGATTCAACTTCTACACATGCTAAATCATCTGATGGTGTATTTCCTTGATCTGTAATTTGATTTGGTTGAAAAATACCTTCATTTGAAATATTATCATTTAAAGATTCAGAGACATTAACATTAAAATTACCAATAGAATAATTACCAGATTCTTCAAAAGTTCTTCTAGCGAATTCTTTTGCAATTTCAGCGTAAACACTAGTATCTTGTATTTTTTTAACGTCACCACCACTTAATTTAACAATTTCAATAAAACTACCATCATTGAAATCATTCAAATCCTTTTTAGCTAATGTAGTGGTAATTTTTAATCTATCTGCTCCTGGTGCAGCATAGTTAGAAAATCCCCTAGCATTATCATACAAAGAATTATCTTCTTTTGCAGTAATAATTGATTCTAAAATATTCAATCCTACTCTATATGAAGGATTGTTTGTATATGGATCTAAAATTAAAGTATCTGCAGAAACATTTACAAAATTACCTCTAATAAAATAAACTCCTTCTGCAATATGTACTGCACTACCAGTAGCTGTTGCATTTGAAGATAGACAATTAGCTACACTTTCTCCAACATCAATGGTTGTATTTCCATAAGTTATACTTTGTTGAGCCAATAAAGATTCTGCATCAGTCAACCTGGAATCTATATTATCATCATTTGCACTAAGATATTTAATGAATAATGTTACGTCAGTTATATCTGCTGAATCTGAAGGTAATTTATAATCAGTGACTAATACTTCAATACCAGAATTCTGCCCTTTTAATTTTGTTCCCTTTAACTGGTCAATATACAATGATACTGGAAGACCAAGATGTTCAGAATCTATTTTTACTGAAAAATATTGATTATCATATTCGGCATTACCAGGGATAACCATAGATCCCTCTTTAAAGATATGACTTCCAAAAGTGTCAATCTGATTTTGTAATATCGACTGTAAAGTCGTTAATTCTCTTGCTTGAACAGGTCTTCCTGGTCTGAATAAAACCCTATGAAAATTATCATCTTTAGTAAAATCATCATAGTATGGGTTTATATTTAAATTTGTTTTCTGTGGCATTTTTTAGAATTCCAGGATTACTTTAATGTCTTCTTTTTGTCTTTTATCTCTAGTGATTAATGCTCTATTATCCAAATAGATAATATCACCCGACTGATTATTTATCTCAGATGAAGCGATCCCTTTTTCAAACTCAACTCCAAGTTCAATAACCTTATTACCAGTTGGATTAGTAGTAATACCAGAGAAAGAAGTATCTATAGTATAAGTATTTGTTGTACCAACTAATTTAACTTTATCATCCTCAGTAGATTGGAAGTTATAAATTTTTCCAGTAGTATCTCCAAGTTCACTAATAGATGCTCTATCAGTTTGATCAGCAGTCGTCTGATTAAAATATAAAGATCTATCTTGATAATATTTCATAACAGCAATCTTATCATTATCTGAAATAACATCAAATGAAGCAACATAAGCTCTTGCTTTACCAATCGTTACACCACCAGATTTAATATCTTGTTCAATTATTTGACCTACTGTAGGAACAGCAGTATATGCATTTAAATATAATGATGATACTGAAGAAAATTGGTTTTGAGTGTATATTGAGGTTGAACCAATTGAAGTTGGATTCTTAACAATTCCAATTTGTGCAAATTTAGAATCTATTGGAAAATCTTTAGTAGAATCGTCAAATCTAGCATAAATTAAAACCCTATCTGCACCCAATTCTTTATATAAATCATACCCATGTCCCTTTGAAGGGGGTATGATTGGAATTAACTTTGCTTTTGTTCCAGCAGGTACACCAGCTGAAATATTACTTAAATCAACCATACCATAAGTATATCCTTGACCACCAACAGAAACCTGAGTATTTGTTATCTTGGTGCCAATAACATCAACAATAACCTTTCCACCACTTCCATCTCCAACGATAGGAAATTCTTGTCCTGTTGAACCACCATATCCATTACCTTGATCTTCAATATACACTTTTTTAATCTGATTATTATTAATATCAGAATTTCCACTATCTCTAACAGATTCTATTTGAGCTTCTGTAGATGTTGTCCAATCATTTGGTAAAGGAATATATTCAGTTGCATCAAATTTTATAATATCGCTTGGAGCAACTGTAAATAAGTACTTCCAAGTATATCCATCATCAGTATCTCCTGAAGCAGCAGATGGTTCTACTCCTGTAAATAAAGGTTCATTTTGTGATAAATTTCCTTCAGTGTTAATTCCACTAGAAGCATTGTCAATACAAACATAGACATTAAAATCTTTATTAATTACATAATATTTTGCATCATATAATCTAGAAGATTTTGATTTTGGAGATAAATTATTAACACTATAATCGTGCCGATATATTTCATATTGAGTGCCTTTAGCCCAAGTTTGTTTTCTAATAACTCTTCTGGCATTATCAATATTAATTTTCCTACCAAAAATCATAGTATCTTTACTATGATTTAAGTAATTAATATTGTCAGTAGGATTTGGTCTAGTACCATCAGCGTTCCAATTAGCATCACTAGTTGCTCTACCATATGCAGGAATTGAACCACTAGCAGTAATACCAGGATTTGATAATCCTACAAACACATAATACGAGTTTGAGGTATCATTAATATCCCCCAAAAAATTACTAGCGTTATTAATTCTAAATTGATCTGTTACAATTGCTGCCATATCTATAGCTTTTTTCTTTATTTATACGGATTATGTTGGATTATTTATCCCACCAGTATTTCTAAATCCAGCATTCCTTCTTTGAATTGTTGGGAATGTTGATAGACCAGAAATTGTTTTAGAGGTAACTCCTATTGATATTGGATTAGAACCTCTACTAAAGTTACTTAGTCTGCCCCAAGTAAACTTACCACAAGTACCAGTAGTTGCAATTCCAACTATATTAGATCCAGAATCAACATTAACTACAAATTCTCCATTTGTACCAACAGAAGTTAGACTTCTAACATAATAGATATTATCCAAATAAGTAGTTCCTATTCCAACTACAGCACTATTTCCACCTTCATCAATAGATGTTACTCCACTTCCAACAGAAGTATCATAAATGTAAATTGGATATCCATTATTCAAACCACTAAATGTCCCATCTCCTATCTTAGCAAAGAATTTTAATGCTAATGAATTACCTCCAGTTCCTGTTGTAGTTGTTATTCCAGTAATTATTCCACTAAATCCTGCAGTAGCAGCAATACCTGTAATTATTTCATTAGATCCTTTTGGTGTTGCAACAATAACTTTTGGTGGGTTTGATCTAGTATATCCCACACCAGGATTAGTAATAGCAATACTAGTAATAATTCCAGCAGTAATTGATGCTGTTGCTGTCGCAGTATTTGCGATAATACCTGTAGTTGGTACACCAACTGAAATAGAAGTTGTTGCTCCAACATAACCAGAACCACCACTAACAATATTAAGTGATGAAATAGTACCAGCAGCAGATACAATAGCAGTAATAGCAGCACCTACTAGATTTTCTGAATATGGGAAAATTATAGAATCTATACTTAATGGAGTTTCTTTTTCATAATTAAATAGACTCAAATTATCTACAAAGACTTCAGTGTCTGATGCTGATAAATCTCCAATAATTCTTGCTTCAGGGAAAACTAAAGGTTCAATAGAAGGTCTTGATTTATAAACAATATTTCCATTAATAACTTTATCAATTTTTTGTTTAATCCAAGTTAATGGTCTATCAACTTCATCATTAATACCAATATCATAATAAAGATTAGTTTCAATAGTATCTGATGTTGTTATACCTACAATAGTTCTTGGTTCTTGATCAAGAATTCCTACCTGTATACCATCGTTATTGATAAATGATTCATTCTTAAGAATCTGAACATCATCTCCCACTTTCAATGTTTCTATTATATCAGTATAAACAACATCTACATTATTTGTACCTTTATAGAAGAAAATTCCAACATCATCATTTTCATCTGGTGGTTCGCTAAATGTGAAGGTAGTTCCACCATCATAGAAATATGCTTCTCCTGGAACTTGTAAAACACCATTAACAAATATCAATAATAATGATCTTATATCAATTAATTGTGAATCAACATCATTACTATCTACCTGGAAGGCAACTAATTCTCCATTGAAATTCATTGGGAATCTTGTTCTAACACCATTTTGTAATGATTTTATAGAATCAATATAATCAAATTCTCCAACATTCCATAATGAGAATTGATCAGTAAATGTACTATTTACAGTAAATTCTAAATTAGATAATGGTGATGATAATCCTACATCAGTTACTAATCCAACCTTATTAATATCCTCTCCACCAAATAATGGTCTGAATACATCACCCTTTTTAAATCCATATCCCTTTCTTGTAAATTCAAAAGATTTAACTTCATATAATGTGGATCCAATACCAGTTGTAGAAGTAGGACCAACATCAATAGAAACTAATAAAGATTTACCAGTATCTGTCGTTGCACCAAGACCTAATCTAGATACTCCAATTACTTCAATATTTTCATAAGATGGTGATGGTGGCATTATAATTGGATTAACATAACCAGAACCACCTTCAACAACTTCAAATGTTAAAGTACCACCAATACCAACAGAAGCTCTAATTGATGCTCCAATTCCAGCTCCTCCACCAGCTCCAATATTTACAGTAACTGTATTTGAAGTTGCTTCTAAAATTGTGGTAGATACTCCAGCAATAGGATCTATACCTGCACGTGGATATGCCTTATTAGCTTGATATCCATCTAAAGAACAATTAAATACTAAACTATCGTTAGCAATTGATAAAGTATTAGCAGATCGTTTAATAGCATTTGTAGCACCAGACACAAAAGTATGAATACCAGTGTTAGATGATGGAATAGTATCAAGAACAGTAATCTCAAAGGTGTCTCCACCAGTTACATTTGAAATAGGAACCCATTTACCACTAAGAGGATCATTTTCTCTTGGATAATCATGTTCAGTAGCATGAGCATCTTTATCGCAAGTAAACTTAACACCAAGATTATCAATTTTAACCAATTGTCCATTTGCAAGTGCAGGACTAGGTGATGCTGCTAATTTAACAGTCATAATACCTACAGTTGCATTGTATTGGGTTCCTGTGATCGCTTTATGGGAATCGGATGTAAGGAGACCATGATTCTGTTTTGTTAATACTAGAACGCCTGTATGGGACGTATATGAAGCATCTGTGGGTGTAAATGTAGCATTAGCACCAATACCATTAGCAGAAACTGTTACTGAGTTTACACCAGAACTTACAAATCTATGATCATATCCAGCATCTGTTATTCCAATGGATATTAAACCATTTCCAGTTGTACTTAGTCCAGAACTATATCCAGATCCATTAAAATCAGTAGTTCCTAAACCAACAGACACAATAGATTTGCCAGCACCAATAACTGCAGTTACTGCTGCTCCAACCAAAGGTGCTATACCCAATCCACCTGTAGATGCTATGGATATTATTTGACCAGCTCTGGGAAGTTGATTCTGATTAATATCAGATTCACTTATTATTTGGGTTCCATTATAAGAAGTAATACCAGTAAATACTACAGTGGTAATACCTGCAGAAGTATCTGCCTCAAAGAAATAATTATTACCTAAATTATTATCAGTTGTTGGTTTTTGGAAGAATCCATTAATAGACATTAATGTACTTCCTGTAGAAAGTCCAACTGTATTAATACCATTAGAAGTTACTACAAACTTTTTATCAATACCAGTAAATTTATTTGATATATCATCCAATATCATATTAGATGAATAATCTTGTCTCAAATAAACTCTACCACTAAAGTTTGATTTTCCAGTATCTCTATTAGATTCACTTTTTGCAGTTTCATTATTTCCTCTTGGAGCATTAGTAAAGTAAAGAGTATCTCCAATAATATTATATCCTCCTTTATACAATCTAATAGCAGCACCATCAGAATGAGTTGTTGCAGATGTTCCTACAGAACCTCTTTCTACTTCAACAAGATTAAGAGATCCTTCAAACCCAATAGGACCAACATTAGTAGTTCCTACTCCAACATTTCTAACTGTCATATATTCATCACCAACATTCAAAATATCATCAATAAGTATTGTTGAAATACCAGAAAGAGAAATAACAGAAGTAGAAATAGAAACCGAACCACTAACATTATTGTTAAGTGTATGAGAAATTGGAGTATATGCTAAAGGAGACTGAATGATGTCATTTAATACAATTAAACTCTTTTCATTCTTCTTATCCATCTCCAATCTATGATAATTACCAGTTCCAGAAGAATTAAATGTTATTGCAGCACCAGCTTTTGTTGCTGATAATTTAAACTCATTTTCATTCTCTCTAAGAACATATAAATCTCTAGGTAGAGCACTACCATTAGACATAATTAAAGATGAAATACCAACACCTTGAATAGAAGAACCAGGTGTATAATTTACTTTTTCATTATTACTAAAGAAATGATCTTCAATATAAAATGATCCTGTTCCTAATTTAAGTTTAGTAGAATCGCCAGGATTAAAATACTTACCAAAGATTGGAGTATTGTTGTAATTTAATCTAAAAGCTTTAATATTAGCACTAACACTATTAGTACCAACAAATTGTAATAATGATAATGAATCGATAGATTTTCCATAAGTTAATATGGATGGTTCATTGATCAAATCGATATTGGTATTAATTACTTCATTAAATACTTGAACTTCTACAGGATCACTTGAAAAGTCTGAATTTGGAGTAAATACTAAATCAATATTTGATCCATTGTATTTTGATGAGAATGTACCAATTCCAAGATTACTATCAATAGATACAAATCCATATTCTGTAAGAATTGTATCAGTACCATCATGAGTAAGTAATAATTGATGTATAGAACTAGTATTTCCTATAGAAGTTCTTATAATACTTTTAACACTACTATCTTTTGATTTACTAAATTGAGATATTGTTGTTGTTGCTCCAGCCGATACATTTGTAAAAGAAGATTCGATCCTTAAAGTTTCTTCAGATCCGTCTGGTTGAATATCAGATTTAAATCTATATGTACCAATGCCTGAAGTAGTAGCACCAAAACCAACGATTTTACTAAGAAGAGAAACTTCATTTGATCGATCATTAGTATAATCAATAGATAAAATATTAGAATCTATCTTAGAACTGAAAGATCCAATACCGCTAGAATTATTTGGATTAAATTCATAATTGGAAATATAAGAATTAGTTCCATCATGAGTTACATATAAATCAACAATTTGAATTTCATTTGTAAATGTATCCCTTATCTCAACAGATGCAAAATAGGAATCTATATTAGATATATTTGCGGATGTTAAAGTATGGGTAGTTGCGGTTGCAACATTCTGTCCTGTACTAGTTAATTCAACAAATCCAAAATTAGTAGTTCCTATTCCAGTGCTAGAAACATCAAATGAGTTTTGATAGATTTTAATATCAAGATCTACATCAAAATTATTTTTTGGATTAAATTTAAGTTGATATTGACCATTTAATACTTTATCACCAATAATCTCTACAAGATCATCACCTATAGAACCTTTCTGAATAGTATAAACATCTTCTTTCACAAAATCTATAGAAGTAACTAATTCAGTAACTTGAATATCGCTATTAATAGGATTTCTTGATTGAACTAAAAATCTATTATAATTATCTGTTAAAGCAACTGTTCCATCCAATTTTGCATTATTTGAGGAATCACCAAATAATGTATTAATATTATCAATTTCTAAAACTCTATTAGTTTTACATTTAAAGTAATTTACTAGTTCTTTAGTTTTAAATTGAATAAATTTTGTTCTTAATGGATTTGAGAGGAAATCAATATCTTTAACAAGATCAAAATTACTAATAGCATCAACTCTATTATTTGATAAAAGATCACGAACTACTGTTGTAGTATCAATACTAGTTGTTAATCCAGATATTACACTTGAAGTTATTCCTACATCAGCAAAATTCTTAAGTCCTGCAGTATGAACTAACCTGTTTACGGGTGTTACTAAATCTTTATATTGTATTGGACTTTGAATAGTATATGATAAATTTTGATAATAATCATTATCAGGCAATACTTGATAGTCTTGGTCTAGTTTTCCAACATTATCTAACCATCCTTGATTTTTCTTAGATGAAAAATCAACTATAAACGAACCTTTATTTTCATATAATGTATTAATATTACCAATAGCACCAGAACTTTCACCTTTTATTCTATCTCCTTCTTTAAGATCATATTTACCTTGTATTTTAACATAATCATTTCCAATTTTATCTAATGTTAATTTTTTATCTAAAAATACATCATCAATTTTTACTAATATTTTCTCACCCTCTATAAAGAATCCAGGTTCTTGAGTTATTTTAAATCTAGGATAATTTTTAGAATTTATTACTTGTGCAAAAGTTTGATCTGTCTTTGCAATTCCAGGTTCGGTTATAATTCCATTTAAATTAATTTTCATTGTAAATGGATTTGAACTAGTAACTGCTGTTACTGGATATGTTTGATATCTATTGCTAGGAGAATTTAATGTATTCCCATCATCAATATTTTGCACTCCTTCAATAAATACCCGATCACCAACTACAAAAGGAACCTCTGAAAAACCAAGAACAGGTGTTCCCAATCTAACAGTTACAATTCCTGATACTGCATCATTAATAATACCAGAATTCATATTAATGGTTGTAATTGGAATACCATTTGTACCATCAATAGCATATATCTCAGCATTACCAATACCTTTTGGATTTGCTAAAATATTAACATCCTCAATAGACTGTGTTGATGGACTTACAATTGCTTCTAGGGCACCATTATCATTAATTTCGCCAGTTTCAGTATCAACAACAATAAGTTTTGGATTAGATTGATAACCTGAACCACCATCAATAATATCAACACCAGTAATAAAATCATAATTTTTCAAAGAAGTTACTGGAGATACTTTTGCTATTGGTAGTAAAGTTTTATCGGATGAATACTCAAATCCAACATTAAGTATATTAGTATTACTAATTTTATTTGCTGTAGATGATCTAGGTAAAATATTAGCATTAAAACCTTGAGTTGAGGCAACACTAACAAATCTTGGTAATTGTCTATATCCTTCTCCCCTATAATTAATTTTTATCGAGTTAATAGGACCTAATGCACTAGTAGAACTTGTGTTATATGTTATGGTTCCACCTACACCAATACTAGTTGCAGCATACCCAAGAACTTCTGGTTTATCTTTTATAACAACTTTAAATGAAGTGTCAGTAGTCTCTACTACTGAATAATTTCCAACATATTCACTATCAATATAAGAAATTTTTGATTTATTAATAACATCAATATCAGAGGTACTAATAAATCCACCCTTTTCTAAACTGTAGAATAAACTTAATGGATTATTAGTAGAATAATTTAAAGTTATTGCTGCACCAACATTACCAGGTGCAGTTCCTATAGCAACACTATACCTATTCGTTTGACCAGTAGATACAAAATTATTAATATAGTTTTCATCATAATACAAATTAAAATTATATCCAGATAAAGAAGAATCAGAAACATCAAATATTAAATCATTATCTCTTACAACATTGATTGGTGGATTTATTAATGATAATTCATGAGATGTTCCGCCTATTGATGTTAATGATACAACTTTAGGTGGTGTTATATTAGAATCATAATAAGTGTTTGATAATTTAATCTTATCATCGTCTACTCTATAAACAAAATAACCAGTAGTACTTAAACCACCAATAATATCATCATCAGTATTATCATAGAATACTTTATCACCAGTTTTATATCCATGAGAATTAATAGTTAATATATTTGTAGTAGTATCAACTCCAGTGGAATTAAATCCAATAGGATTAATTAGCAATTTATCTTTTATAGAATTATATTTTACTTTAATTGCAGTAGAGTTTCCAATGCCAATATCCTTAGATGGTTTGATTATTAAATTAATATTATCATTTTTCTGCAATCCATGAGAAGTAGAAACTGAAACAGTTGATGTAATTCTTTCTGCTGTTGCAGTTACTTGATTATTTTGTTTCCTAAATGAATATTTAAAACTATCATCACCATCTCCAACAAAGAATAATCCAGAAGATTTACCTGAGGTATCTCCAGATCCAATTACAGATGGATCAGTAACTATACCAATAAAATCTTTAGATTTATTAATAGCATATACAATATCATCATGACCAATACTGGTAGGACTACCACTACCTGGAATTCCATTAGTAGATACACCAATATTAGCAAATCCAGTATTAGAAGGTTCTTTAAATATTAAACGATCTCCTGTTTTAAATCCATGATTTGGAAGATATATGCTCTGAGCAGGTATAGAAATTGTTCTATCAATACCAGCAAGTGTAACAGTTATTGAAGTAGAAAGTCCAGATATTGATTCTTTACCAACAGACTGCTTAGGATTAAAATAAACTATATTATCTAATTCTGAGTCAAAATAATCAGTTTCTACTGGTAAAATAAATGAATTTGGAAGTAACTTAACTAGAGAAGATATAGTATGTGCAGTTCCAGTAAGACCCCTTTCACATCTCAATATATTTCTATCTTCAAACTTATTAAGAACTGATAGTATTTCTGTACCAATACCAATACTACTACCAACAGAAATTAAATCTGATGTTTTACCAACAACAATATCAGTTACAGCAACACCAGTACCAACTGCTGAATATAAAACAGTAGATTCTGAACTAACACCAATAACATGAGATTTATTAAGATTAGCAATATCTGTTGAAATACCAGAAATTTGAATATGGTTTGCACCAATTAAATCATGGTATGTTGAAATATATGCAGATACTTGATTAGAATTATCCCAAACTAATTTAACATTTTGATATTCTTCATATACAGTTTCAATATTAGTTATTGGTTTACCTTCTACAAGACTAACATTTGCATTTAATCCAGATCCATCACTGTTAGATTCATCAAAAACTAAAGTATCACCAATTTTATAATTATCACCAGAATTAGTAATAATTAATTCATCTACATTTCCACGAGTTACTGATTCTACATTTGTTTCTTGATTGATAAATCTATCAGATTCAATTATAAAATCATTTCCACTAAATTCTTCAGATATTCTATATGGAGTAGTGTTTCTTATTAAATTAGAATTATTAAAATCAAAAGATTGTGTAATTTTAGATTCGCTATCTACAACAGCTGCATTTGATCTATAAGTATTACCAATAAAATAAGGGAATTTTGGAAGTTTTTCTCCACCAACATTATCATTTACTGATGCAAAATATGCATAGACACCATTAGGATATTCAGGTGTTTTGCAATATCTACCATTATGTTCATCCAGATCTCCTACAGAAGGATCATAAACATAATCATCTGTAAAGAATCCCTCACCAAATTTCGTAATACCAGGTCTATTATCAATATTAGAAGAATTTAAAACATAACTGGATTGTAAAACTTTAATTTCATTTGTATTTGTCGGATCACTATATCCATATGGACCATATATTGGATTTCCATCATAAGCCCATCCAATAATTGGAGAATGTCCTGTAATAGGATTTGGATCATTAAAGTATTTTAAACCAATAGCTGTAGAATATCCAACTGTAGAATATTTTAACCCATATACAGAATCTTGTAATACTTCACTCGTATACCTTATATTAAAATTTTCTAAAGTTTGTATATTGTTTATAGGTAATTTTCTAATATTTAAATCAAAAACAACATTAGATCCAGATGGTGTTACTTTAATAGATGTGTTACTTGTACTAAATCCGATTCCACCATTTAGAATTTTTACATCAATAATTGACAAATAAGTTTTAGAATTTGGATCATTATCAATTATTGGTCTTAACTTTGCTCCAGTTCCATCACCCTTTATATCAACATTAGGAACAGAATAATATTCTGCACCACCATTTTGAATATTTACACTAACTATTCTACCATTATTAAGTATTGGTACTAAAGATGGTTGTATATTTTTTTCTGCTCTACCAATTCCATTTTTTAGGGTAATATTTGGTTTATTTTCATAATTTATAACGGTTTGAGCACCATAATCAGATCCCTTTTCGTATAATATTGCATCACTTATTTGACCTTTTATTACAGGAGTAAAAACAACTTTTTCTGATGTTGCTACTGAATATGTTATTTCGGATGTTATTTCAATATCTGGATACTTAAATACTTGATAACCAGTACCAACAGAATTTAATCTAGCATAAGTGTTGGAAATATAATTAGTATCTACAGTATTTCCGATCCCAACATCAGCAAGTCTAAATGAGTTATCATTTAGTTTAATAATCTTATATTGGGTTGAAGTAGATAATCCACTAATAGTAGTAGGATTAGTAACACCTATACCAGGAATAGTTGTATAATTTACAACTTCACCTTCAGAAAATCCATGATTCTCAAAAGTAATAATAGAATCATGTATTGAAATTCCACTTGGTCTTACATATATTTCACGATTAGTGAAAGAATTGTCAGCATCAGATGTTTTTACAACTTTAACAGTTTTTAAACTATTCTTTGAATTTTTTAGTTTAAATTTATGAATTCCCGATTTTCTAATAGAAGTAAATGCTATGGTATTAATACCACTATTATAATCATCTTCATTACCGAAAAGTCTAATAGTTGTTAATCCAACTACTTCAGGCCAATATGATTCACCTTGAGTTAAAGATTGATATGCATCAGCATTACTTCCACCCCAAGTTGTAATACCTAATGGTTCATTATCATTTCTATCATAAATTAATACTTGCCCATTTTTTAGATTATGCTTTCTTCCAAAATCTATAGTTTCTGCTTGATTATCAACACCACCATTTGCAGTTCTCAATCTACCATCAAATTTTAATTCCCTATTTACCCTTTTGAGTATAGGTTCTAAGGAAATATTTTTACTATTAGCACCAGTAATTTTAACTGAAAGTACATTTTCAATATCAAAATCTTGAGGATCTACTAAAATTTCTTCAAGTTTTCCAGTAACAACAGGTCTAACTAATGCCGTTGATCCTATTCCAGAAGAAATATCAATCTGAGGTGGATTTATTACATCATATCCAGTTCCTTGACTTAAAACAGAAAATTTATCTAATGGACCATAAAAAATATTATCATCAGATTTATAATTAATAATTTCAACACCATCAATTAACATTCCAACAGAACCAGGAATAGTTTTTTCTTTTTCTCCAGTTTTTAATGAAGGATTTATTGGATATTTCTTTAATAAATTTTGAGACTCAACCTGCTTATTATAATGTTTTAATAAAGTAAATGTATGACCTTCAGATACAGTTGGTATACCAAATTCTATAAAGTTATTAGGAGTTGAAAGATTTTCATCTGATGCTATAAAAGATGGTGACAAATACAGATTAATCTTATTATTAAAACCTGAAATATTTTTTACATAATAGATACCCTCATCTAAACCTACAAGTGGATTATTAGTATTGTCTGGCTTATAGTATACAGAATCTCCAGTAATAAACGGTACTGGAGTAGTAAATGATATTACTGAATATTTTTCAGTAATAGGATTATATCCTTGTAAAGTATCGGTATTTGTTGTAGTAATACCAATTGTTGCTATATTTTTTTGGATTTCATATGGAGGTAAACAATTAGATGCTACATATAAATTTTCATCAGAATCGTTGTATACATTTTGTACATCTGATGTTAATTTATCATTTCCATATTTAATAGGAACTCCACTACTAGATGTTTTGGTTAATACCTTTCTTACATCATATTTTTTAGCAATATCAAGATCATATGGTCCATCCGTTACTTGAATTTTACTTCTCTCAATATTATTACCAATTATAATTTTAGAAATAGTAGTAACTATTATATTTTCATCAGCACTAGTAATGACTTTTTTTGATTTAAATGGATTTGATGATCTTTCTACAATTTCAACAGAATCCCCTTCAGATAGACCAACTAAATCAAACTTTTTAGAAAGAGTTTCACTCATTCTAAATTCTGATGTTCGGTAAAATCTTCCTATTATAGATCCATTTGAATCATATTTTATGATAAGATCAAGATCATCTTCAGTAACATCACTATCATCTAAAGTTACGTCTTTCCAAAAGAATTCATCTACCTGATACGTTATAGATGTATTATAACGCCAAGAGTTTGCAAATATACTTTTATTTGAAGTAAATTCAGAACTTCCTATTTTCTCTCCAATACTTTTAACAATAACAGATTCATTTTCTATAGATAACCTATTATTAGAATCAGGAACAAATTTAGATAAAATACCAGTAATTCTTAATTCTACTTTTTTTGATAAATCTCCATTTTCATATCCAAAAATATAATCATCGTCTCTTATAGAATCTTGAGAAGGAATTGGTGCAACAATACCAGTTACACCTAAAAATTGATTAATTGTTTTATCGGTATATGTAATATTAGTATTAATACCAGATATTATTGTACCAGTATTACCAAAACCAATAGTAGAATCTACTGTAATAACACTTGAGTCTATCGGTACATCACCTATAACTTTTGTTTTTCCAGTAACATCAAATGTTCCTGTAATAAATTCTTCATCATTATATCCTATAAAAGCATCTAAAATATAATAATCGGTTGATGTACTTATCCCTGTTCCAGAAATACCTAAAACTGGTTGAACTTCAGATAAAGATGCAGTAGTTGTAGAATCTGTAGATCTAATAATCGTCTGTCCCTTTAAATTTAAAGGATTTCCTTTTATTTTTTCAGCAACAATTCTATCACGTCTAATATACTTTGCAGAAGATGGTTTAATTACATACTGTTCAAGATCAATTATTTTAGGTTCATATCCATATAATACATTAAATAATATTCTAAATGATTCTTCAGTACCTTTTGATTGATAAAATGATTTTGCTTCTTTTATAAAATTACCAACATCAAGATCACTAACAAAATCAACATTTTCTAATCCAGGAGTTAAACTATATTTTAATTTTTTAGAAAATTCCTTTAAAAATAATACACTAAGATTAGTAATCTCAGAAGTAGCATCATGAGATGATGCAGTAGTATCTGAAAAAATTAATTCACCTGCATTATTATCATCATGATATGTTGTTATTCCACTAAATCCACGAATACATCCTGTAAAACTAGTTGCAGTACTTCCAGTATAAGTTATTATCTCATCATCAATTTTTAATAGTCCATATTCATTAGGAAATCCTTTTGTACTATTAACAGAAATAGTCTTATCATCAGAAGTTATAGAAACATCTAAAGTTGTTTTTCCAACTATTACATCAGGTGTTAAATTATCTAATTTTAAATATTGGTCTAAATTATCGGTAATATCAATTGGACCACCACTATATTCCTGAGAAATATAATATTGCTTTAAAAAATCAGCTGCTTTTGGACTTTCTGATAATACGAACTGAGGAAGTTGATTATCAACTATTTGCTGAATTTGAACTCTTTTATCAATACCAGTAGATATCATACCCTTATTAAATCTCCGTTTGTATAACTTGATGTAACTTTAAACCCAACTCCAGATATTTGTTCTCCAGAAGTAATAGTGTCCTTAACCATATTTATTGTACTATCAGAAATGCTAAATTGGAGATATAAATCTTGAAGACCTATAATATCATTAGATTCTGGGAATGCCTGAACCTCAATTACATTATTAGATTTTACTGTTGATGTTATGTTAATTGTGGTTAAATTAATTTCACCTTTTATGTAATCAACAGTTCCTGCTTCTTCAACAACAATTGTTTTCGTAGAATCAATAATATCTTTTTTAACAATTGAAATTATTCCAGTTTTTTCATCTGTATTTGGTGTATCTGTCAAATAAACTATATCTGATGATCCAGATATAGTAAATCCAGTACTTTTAATGTTAAGACCTTCCTTTTTAACATTAAATTCGTTACCAAAACATAATTCATATTGTGCAAATTGGTTAATAAGAGCATTTAAGTTCCTTCTAACTCTAATTTTTGTTATATTTGATGTAATTGACTCATCAATATTATCAATTACACTTAAAACCTTACTATATTTAAATCTTCCACCAAATTTATTAAGATCTAATGATTTTGAGTAAGTAGATAGACTATTTACAACTCTTGTCTGTAAATCGTTGATTTGTTCGACTTTAGAACTGTTATAATAAACAGAACTATCAACTTCAATGTATAATATTTTAAGATCTACGATTTTTTGGTTAATTCCAGTTAAAGAATAATTTTTTAAATCGGAAAGTATCTTTGATTTATCAAAATCAGACACAAATTCGCCATTTTTTGGTTTTATTGTAATAAAAACCGTTCCAAATTGAGGTGGATCTACTTCCTCTCCTCCAACTACAGAAACACTCTCTGTATTTGGATAAATTTGTTGTATTATTGATTCATAATCCCGTGCAGTAACTGCTCTATATTGAGAAGAATAAAGTCTTGGAGCATAATACTTAATAGAGTCTATTGATTCTATTTCTCCACCATTACTTGCACGATTAACAGTTGTAATCGTAGGTGTACTTAAAGGAACAGCTAATGCCCCTGCAGTACTTGATAAACTACCATTAAATAGAAATACTCCCTGCGATCCTGCAGACCCTCCTGGACCGTTTCCAGCAGCACCATCAGTAATAATATAACTTACTGTAATAATAGAATTATTTGATATTTTTTTACCAAAGATACCATCACCAAAAAGAAGTTCATATTTTTCATCTTGGATTTCTTGAATCAAATAAATTGTAGAATTTTTATCAATATCTAAAATATTATCTACTTTTTTGTATAAAGTACCTCTTCCACTCTTAAAGTCATAACTTTTGCTTATAGAATTGTAATTATTAACATATACAACTAGTGTAGAAGTGTCAATATTTGGATTATCTAATATAAATTTCTGATCTAATGATCCATCTACCTGAAATGTCCTAGTTATGTAATTTCCCTGATAAATATCAATTTCTGAAAAACTAGCATATTTTCTTGTTATTTCATTTGATATTTCGTCTTTAACTTCTATAATCGGTCTTTCTATATCATCAGGAGTAGAAAATATATACGAACTATCCTCTTGATTTCCAGTACATACTAGACCTGCTTTTAATACTAAACTATCTACAGTGGATAATAAGTTTATATCTACATTAAATGTAACAGATGCCTTTGCTGATGTCTTAGAACGTGGAACATATCCAATGTTTCTTGCCAAAGATACTACATTATGTCTAACAGTTGCCGAATCCAAAAAGGACTCGTTTACAATCATATTAGAATTAAATGCTGTAATATAGGTATTATATGCTAAAGTGTCAATTAAAACTGAAAAATTAGAACCTTCAAAGTCAAAATCAGAGAAATCGGAGTTTGAACGAAGATAATCCTTAATAGATGTCTTAATTTGATCAAAATCTAGGTTTGTAAATTTAGTAATAGGCATATTATCTCGTAGCTTCTAATAAAAAGGAAAATTCTTGGGCAGGAAACTGTTGACCAACGATATTATAATGAATAATTACTTCAAATGCATTATCATCGGGTCTAGGAATCACTTCTACATCCAAATTATCGACTCTTGGCTCAAAATTATTGAGTGTAATCTCAATTTGGCGTTGAATATTAGATGCAGTACCAAAATCAACAAAATCAAATAAAAGACCAGTAATATCAGTTCCCAAAATAGAGTTAAAATACCTCTCTGTAGGGATAGTTTGGACTAAATTTCTTACAGATCGCTTAATCGCATTTTCATTCTTAAGTACTGTAAGATCTTTTGTAATTGGATGAGCATTAAAGGATAAACTTATATCTTTAAATGATCTAGATATCCTCGTATTCATTTGAAATATAGAAAAATAAACAGTTTTCTTAATATATTTATACCTATTTTTAGGAATAATCATACATCGAAATATTTAGCATAAAAAAAGACCCCAAATGGGGTCTAAATTGCTATTTTCCTTGCCCTCTATACCTTTTACGAGCCGAGTTACGGGATGTAGCAGAGTATTTTGAGTGTTTTCCGTTCCCTTGACGAGATTTTTTGGGAATTGCCTCCACAAACATGTTCCCATTTAGTCCTGTTTTTGCTTTTGCCATAATTAATTCTCTTTTAAGTTAAGTCCAAGGTAATCCATTAGATAAATCATTTTCCATGTTTCGTTTAATCTCCTCTTCTAAAAATTGCGTATAGGTTTGATTTGGAGACATCTGAGTTGAATCTAGAATCTCTTTACACCATTCGAGTACTTTTGCCTCTGTTAAGTCTGAATATGCAATTCCTAGTGTCTCTGGTCTTTCTAAATGTACTGATTGGTTCACTGCCCACTTTTTATCACTATTATCATTATCTACTGCTGCTAATTGAATTGCTACATCGAAAACATACCCATCCGAGGTTTCTCGCTGCATATTTAAAACATGCCAAGTCGTTGTATATGCCATTTAATCCTCCTTAATAATCTCCGTTTTAATGTCGGTTGGATGTGGTGTACCTGTCTGATAGAATTCTATCGATAGGTCTTCTAGTCTCTCAAACATTTCCATTTGAGTTAGACTAGAGAATACTACCTTATTATTTACTATAATATTATATAACTCTTGTTTTTTCATGTCCTACACGAATTCGAGGGTCGCACCAGATTTCATAACCTGCTTCCTTTGCATCAAGACAGAAAGAAACGTCCTCACCGCACATATCTTGCACTTCTCCTGATTCAAAAACTTGCATCTTCGGTGCGAACCAAGGATATTTCATTTCATCATGCTCAAAGACTCCTTTCTTAATTAAAAGCCATCCGAAACCTGTATAATCTACTGTAAATGGTTTTTTACGCTTGGATATACTTTCGACAGTCTCATGGTTCATGACTCCACCGTTGGTACGAAAATCATCCTCTTCTAACCAATGTGCTACAGAAGTAGTCTTACCATCTTCGGTTGCATACCATCCTCCTGCAAGATCCTTTTCCATCAATACTAATTGCCAGAACTTCTCAGAATTAAAAACAATATCCGAATCAATCCATAATTGCCAATCATAATTTAATTTGCCGTCCCAAGGTACTTGATCAGGTCCTCTGAGAACATTAGCACCAAGACACTTACATCTGGCAAAGTTTACCATAGATGAATAATCTTGCGAAATTTGAATACTTGCACCTGCCTGTACTAGATCAAAACATAGCTGAACAAATGCCTTTAAGTAAGTATATGAAACTCCTCTACCAGGTAAACAAAATACTACAGATTTTCCTTTAACTAATTCTTTTGCTTTATCATAATCCCATTCAGGTTCTTTTTTAACTGTAGGGGATTTTGCTTTTACTGTAAATCCTTTAGCCATAACGTGTTGTAATTACAATTCAATTATATCAAGTTATATAGCATATGTCAATGTTAATATGAAGCATCTACCATATCGGGTTCAACGACCTTCTCGTATGTTAGATCTTCGGTAAAATAAGACTTATATATCCTTCTCCATATAATATTAAACTCCCACTCAGTTAAATCTTTGAATAAACAATTATTCTGTAAGTATATGTGGTAAGTTGGATTAGTCATCTTCTCTTTCAGTAATAACGATTTCAGTGCCATCTAATGTAACCTCTATTTCAGATCCTTCGTACCATCCATAATCATTAACGACCCATTCAGGTAACTCAACATAATAATGATTTGTTACTGAATCGACCTGTATGGTCTCAAAAATTTTTCCAGAATTTTTTTTCATATTATCGAATCCTGTGTCGAAATTATATATGGGAAAAAAAATTTTCATTCTTCCTTATATTTAAAGGTCGATCTGGGTCGTTTATAGCTTAGGGGATCCATCGGAATTATAAACAACCCCCCGATCAACGGGGGGAACTGTCTGATAACGAACGAATGATTAGACTCCGAAGCGGTCAGAGTCAAATGCAGTGCATAAGGATTTGATCTGTTGATCAACTTCCCACTGCGTGTCATCTTGAAACTGATTATCAAGGGTGCGGATGCGTGAAATTTTCATCCAAACGCTTGAGGGTGTGTGCTTTGAGTTGGGAAACTGTGCAAAGTAAGAATCNCGTGTTGCTTCCATATCAGCACCCGTTGCCACGTATGTGGTCAACAAATACGCAACCTCAGAGTCAGTATATTCAGTGCGGTTAGAAACACGGGTCACCTTGAGTGTTGCTTCCTTTAACTTACGCCCCTTCTTAAAGAGGATGCGGTCATCTCTGTCAAAGTTGAACAATCCAAATGCTTTAACTTTAGGTGCCATTTCCTCATAGGTTTCAATGGCGAAGATCTGGTCAGCAGTTAATGTGGTCATGATGTGGGAACGTTGGTTGATTACTTTGTTATTATAAAGGATAGGGGTGAACGAATCACCCCCTTTGTCATAATACGTTACGCCGTGGCAAACCTCCGATTAGGGTTAGTGAAATTATTGTAACTGAATTCTCTACGGTCAACCAACTTGAAATAACCAAAGCGGGTGATCATAACGTATCCCTCACCCTTCGTGCGTTCCGTGTAATTTACACGTGTTTCAAAATCTGCATTATCTTCACATAGGTCTAATGCTTTCAACTTTATCTCATTAACGACCTTCCATAATTCAATTAGATTAGCATTGCCATAATTTCCATCATCCTCAAAATCAGCAGGGTTAACTTCTTTACCCTCACGGATAAGGTAGTTTAAGTTGATCTTAATCTTCTTTGCTGTTCGCTCATCTACAAAGTCAACAGCAGTTGCACAGTTCTTTGCATACTCAATTAAATCTGCTAACTCATGGAAAGCATTTGCCCCGTCAGATATGAACGCTTTTGGTTGAACATATCTTACATGAGATCCGCTTTCTAATCTTTCAGTAAGAGGCATTGCGATTGCATCACGTAAATCCTCCGCAGCATAATATTTGGTATGAGGTGCCATGATGATTTTAGACTCTACCTTCTCAGGGAACGAATAGGTTAAAGTGTTCGGTCTGTAATTCTTAGCACCCTCCNAANCCNATAAANTCACCCTGATAGATGTTTTTTGTGATTGGCANNTANGCCATGCACCACATAAGGATTTTCTCAAGTGCAGGTTTATGACCATAGAACTTTTCTATATCNGAAGGGGTTTCACATATGATGATTTTCTTCTTATTGAAAACTGACTTAGTGCCAACGAACTGACAACCCGTGGCAGGATTGCGACCCCATACAATGGAAGGTGCTCCGTCAATCTTAAGTGATAAAAGCAACGGCATTAAAAAAGCATCCAAAACAGATAGGTCGCCTGTGAGGATGCTGTCTTCGGGGTGNTCAATGTGAATGTTTTTTGTCATGGAAAAAACGAATGTAGAAAAAACGGGGTGTGGAAGTAGTGCGATCACCATGTTCAATACACGGTCATTTAAGATCCTTCTCCCTTCCACTTCTTTAATATACCAATAAAAAACCCCCGTTAGGGGGTTTAGTGTTCAGTTTAGAAACCTGCACATAATGAATCAAAATATGCTTGGGGTTGATCCTTTGCTAGTACACCCCCTAACCACTTGTTGATGTGACGGGATGTCGTAACTGACCACTTCTTAGAAGTTCTGTAATAACCATTGTCTGTCAATGCTGCCACGGGTGTTCTATATGAAAATAAAACTGAGGTGCCGTCGGCAAGGTCTAACTGAGTCATGTTAGATGCGATTTGACGAAGTTGCATTAATGCTCCTTTTGATTACTTTCTTATAATACCAATAAAAAACCCCCTTTCGGGGGTTTAGTGGTCAGTTTGTGAACTGTCTTACATACTTAAGACCTTTGGTTAGGTCAGAGACTAGCATAGTGATTTCATAGTTATGAATCTGCCAACGTGTCTGTATGTCTGACCAGTAACGGGAAGGAGTGATGAGACGGGCAGTTGAAGGGCGTTTAACAGATTTCAGAGTTCTGATCTTAGAATCCTGTTTAACTGCTTTAACTTTTCTAACTGTCGCAGTTACTCTTTGAGGTGTTGCTACTGCCTTCGCAGTGCGGGTGTTAGTCTTACGGGTTCTGGTCTTACGTGCCTTGGGAGCAGTTGCAGACTTAGAAGCAGTTGACTTAACAGGCATAAGGATTGATCCGAATGTTTACATTATTAATATTACATGAAAAAACCCCCTTTTGGGGGTTTAGTGGACAGTTTGTCAAGTGGTTTATCTTTCGCTTAAACCACCACGCCCACGCCATGCAGTAAATGGTCTCTGTAACTGGTCTTCCTTCTGAGCGAATTCCTGGAGAAAATAGTCAACAGTGAATTCATTCTCATTACAGAACTGCTCAATTTCAGAATAGATGCTTGCAGGGTAGTTTGTCATGTGAAAATCAGTAGGGTTGACGGTTGGGAAGGTTTTCATTAGTAGTCTATGTCTGAGTTGAAGTATGCGTCAACGTCAAACTTAGTCTCTTCCTGAGTTTGAGAAAATGCCTCTTCCATTAGTGCGGAGAGTGCTTCGTCTTCAAATCTTGGGTCAATCATGGAATTCATTTGTTCGACTCTTTAATAATAGCAATAAAAAACCCCCTGTGGGGGTTTAGTGGACACTTTTAAAAGTGGACTAATGCAGACTTCCAGTAATCGAAATCAGTGGTAGCTTTCATCTCATTGAACATGCTCTGAACTTCGGAGTAATCAGCATCAACCCATTTAACTCCGTCACCAGTTACAGGACACCCACAGGCAAGCATATCATTCATGAAATCTTGAAAACCTGCGGATGCAAGGGCAAGTCTGTAAAGGGTTTCGTCGTTTTGTATCCAAAGAGAAACATTCCATGTTTCGTAATTTTTCCATCCGTTCATGTTGAATTCCGTTTGGTACTCTTATAATATAAACCCCCACGGGAACCAATGGGGGTTATGTGTGACAGTTTCTTTACTGTCCGTTATGGTATTCACCCATGAGGCATTTACCATACCATATCTCAGAGTGACCGTACTCTTCGGAAAGATCGAGGCATAAACCCCAACACTCATCAAGTGTTTTTTTAACGGTGTTTTCATGTGGTGCTGCTGCACACACGACAGCGTAAGGGAACGCTGGATTGAAAGTGGTATTAGAATTGAACATATACTTATTATACACACACGATGGGGCACTTTAGGGAAAATGTGTGCCACTTTATCAATTGGTTTAAAAAAATCCAGCCGCTTCGCTTTCTCAATAAAAAAGACCTTATTGAGAAAGGTCTTGGAATCTTCGTCTGACTTCAAACTCAATGTCTGAATCGGACATCATGGAAATATTTCCCGTGTCGGTCGCCTCTTCGACGACCTCTTCCCAGAGGGTTTCTAGGATTGCTTCGTTCTGGATAACGCTCATGAGATTTCCTCCTTTGCGTTGATCACGAGATCCCAGAGTTCATCAAATTGATAATCTGCGTGATCCATCGTGTCGTCTCCGTAGAGATCTGCAGACCCGACGTATTGGAAAATTTGAAGCATGATTTCGTGCTGATTTTCCGTGAGAGTTAGATTGAAATTTTTCATACTCTTATAATACACGAAAATCCCCCCAGTGGGGGATATCGTGTGCCAGTTCCTCAACTGGATTTCCAGCTGGAATTTTTCCAGTTAGAGTAGTACAATAATACTCTATATTTTGTCTTGATAGAATTTGTCTATCTTTGTTGTTAATAATTGCC